CCTATTTGACGGAGAAACCATCAACATTAGACAGGATTCGTTTCCTTCCTCATGTGAGCACTGTCAGAATACCCCTCTCTGCGAAAGAGAGATAACCTAAGGACTAAGCTTCTCAGCCGTCGTCCCGCTCACAATCAGAGCGATCAAGAGGACACTCGCTTTCCTGCTCGTAGATAGTAGTGTATGTCTAGTCGTATTACACGATTCGGCGTCTCTTCTACCCTTTCGAGTAGCGATTTGATTATCCTACTTCACTTATCCCAGATAGGTGGCCTATTTCAGCTCCTAGTTCCGGGACAGGCTTCAGGGCCGATCTCAAGCTAGACTGGTTGTATTCGCGGATCCCCGGAATACTCTATAGGGAGGGTCCCATTCGGCGTCTCTTCCTAGAATCCAGTAAAACTGAATCCTAGGCGATTTGGTTATCCTTCTTCGGTTGCTATCACAGCTTGCAATAGCACCTTCAGGGCCGAGCTCAGATAGAGCACTCCGGATCACCTCGATTCGGCGTCTCTTCTTAGCTGTCGCTAAGCGATTTGATTATTCTACTTCACTCGACTTAGAGTAGGTGGTCTATTTCAACCCCTGTTCCCTAAGCCGGCTTCAGAGCCGAGCTCAAGATACAACCGCCAGAGAGTCCCCTCTCTGACCCACTTTGCTACCTACGAGTTGTTGACTGGGTCAACAGTCGCCCTAAACGTACTTGAGTAACGGTACCATCTCTTCAACATCTTTGATTCGGATGTAGGGGGGCTACCCCCTTGCACCCGAGTCTGAATGTTACGTGGAAATGGTAAGGCTGCGAAATCAGTTTCGATCGCTCGGAACTGATTCCACAGCATCTCTAATCCATCCCAGTCTAGGGTGGAAATAGAGATTTCCTCAAGCTTAGTACGAAGGTCCCGAGCGGCTATGACCGCGTCCAAGAAGGCCTCACGGTACACCGTTTCATTCAAGGAATCGATAACCTCGAACGGGGTTCGAGACTCTATCCCTGGATGAATAGGTGACCGGTCTGGCCCTCTAGGCGCCGTGCCATAGTGTTCGCGATCTCGGTAGACCGTCCCTAACCTCTTCGCCTCTAAAATTAGAGGTTGGTAAGAGTCTAGGAATTCAAGAATGAGTTTAACCTCACTCTCGAAGAATAGTCGACAGAGACCGTGAACCCGAGTCACAGAAGTCTTATATAGACTAGTTGCCGATTTTAAGGGCAACCAGCCTTTAAGACCCATGTAACCCGGCCCCCCAGGACCGTAGAACGTGATTATATAGTTACGGAGTCGTTTTGGAAGAGCGAAGAGGCGTTTCGACGCTGAAGCTTTTGCGCGGTACCCATAACCAAGGACAGATAGCATCTGCCCAAAGGTTAAAGAGTACTTACGCACTAGCTCCAGTAGACCAGCCAGGCTCTGGCGGCCTACTACGAACTCAGCGAATGGAACCATTGAAACGTTCACTCCGTCAAGGAATGTTCGCTTCGCAAATTCCAGCGCCTTGCCCGTTAATGAAATCAAGGACTTGTGATCCCCGATCCCAACGTCTAACGCTTTCATTATTCCAGCGTACTCCTTAGCCACACAATCACGTGCTATGACTACGTCGTCTCCCAAGACGGCGTAGCCCTCGTACCATGGTTTAGTAGGGGTAAGCACACCTGCCCTGAAGGCAGACCACTGAACGATTGCATGGTGAAGAAAAGCCAGCATCGCCCAAGAACTGAGCGCACCCATGGGTTGACCGGTCGCATACTGGACAAATCCCAGCTCAGATACAGTCTGTCTAGGACCTTTTCCGAACTTGATTGTCTTGGGACAGTGATACTTCCGACCAACCATCAGGCAACCCCACAGCTCTGCCCCCCAACTTGTTAAGAAGGGAGACAGTAGTACTTTTTGAAGTACGATGGGTAGACGATCAGTAGCAGCCGACAGATCAAATGAATACAAGGAAATTGGTTTGGAGAATTTCTTCTCCTCCCCTTTTATCCAAGTAAACAAGTTTCTTATCGGTCGCTCCTGATCGAATGTCCCATCCTGTGGTATCCGCTCCAACAGACCAAAGATCGCTTTATGAAGGCGATCTAAGATCCATTGTGTCCAAGGATCGACCATGGCAAACACCCGGACCTTACCGGCTGGTTCTGGTTTGAACCCAAGTTTCCCAAGCCAATTAGTTGCTTCAAACGGACACGAAGGTCCGCTTGAGGATAAAGGAAGAGAATCTTCCCATACCCACAACTCTTTGGCCCAAGATTCTATCCGGTTCAGCACCCACTGATTACCAGTCATCTTACACCAATTTTGCAAAATTGGGTAGAGAGGGCTGTGTAACCACGTGAATGCCGAACTTAGAATAGATGCAGGAGAAGTGCTCTGGGCGCCGCCCGGAACATTAAATCCACGCACCGCGGGTCCAGACTTAGAAATCAG